CCCGGACCCGTTAACCCACAATAAGTGGTTAACTATTACTCATCGCCACCTCCGCACTAGCATGCTAGTGCGGCGGCGTGTGTATAACCTGACACTGAAAGGAATTGATTCAGAAAAGTCTGAATCAAAGCCTTCGGTACCATCGGGACAAGACGAAGCAGACTGTGCTCCTTCGGTAAAAAACCGAAGTAACATAGACCACCCGTCTATATCCTTAACGATCGATGGGGACTTGACGTCATAAACATAATACTCGAGCCTTTGCAGGTTCTTGTTATTACGTCGACGCTTCGGTCTTCTATCGAGCGGTACTTCACGCAGACTAGGATATCTCTTATGAGACATCGCGTCGTCGGGAACATCTCCATAAACATGGAGAATCTTCTCTACGATATAATCGTACGCGTTGAAGCACTGTCTATCAAAGAGTTGGTTCGCATAAGCGATCCAACTTGTATAGACATCAGGGCGAGGTGATTCCGACCAGACAGTTCGTAAACGAACTGGAGTGACGTTTGTGCCTTTGTAGGCATCTACGCCACACGATTCTCTAAAGAATCCACTGGTGCAACTCTTATCACGGTTTATTAATAAACCAAATGATTCGAGTCGTTCGATTGCGTTCGCGGCAAGAGCCGTTGGAACAATCACGTCATCACTGTACACGTAGATACTCTCACGAGTATCTGCATCCTCAACACCTGCGGACAGTATAGACCAAATAGTTAACGCCATAATGGGAAAGCATAAAGCTGAACCCATAGGTGCGAACTTCTTTAGTACTATAATACTACCGTCAGGCAGCTGAGTACATGAACTCCTACAAGCCATGAGATATTCAAAAATATGCTCAGGGAATAATAGGCGAACTAGATCAACACTTACTCTATCTGAAGCCTCTTTGAGGTCCAGAGTCGAGTACCTTCCATCTTTAGAGCCTTCTAAGGCCCCAAAGCCGTTGGGTCGTTGATCAGTGAAACGCACATTCCATTTGGTAATGGGATGTGTTTCCACTAACTCAGTTATGGCTCGACTTAATCCTTGTTGAATCCATTGAAAATCAACGGGCTCACAAGAGATTAGGCGGGGACCACGCGAGTCCTTTGGCACAAGTATAACTCGTGCCGGAAGGATGTCCTCTTGAATAGTTTGGAAACTATCTAGAGAATCACAAACATGACCTAAGGAAGCGTAAAAATACGCGTCTCTAGGGTATTTGTTTGTGATGGTACTACTGATATTCGTCCACCTAAACTTGTTCCAGAGTTGTTGCTTTGTAGCAACAGCCCCAGGTCCATGTCTCGGCACGATATCAGTAGGATCGAAACGAGCGAAAAGACTACTAAGTAGTATCTTCGCTTCACGCGCAATATTAGATGTACTGCGGCTTGTATAAGCGGCAGCACAACGCCTATTGCGTACGTCAATGGAATCCCGAATTTTTTCGAGATTTTTGTTGACGACTGAAAGGTCCTCTTCCGTTTTTTTAAACGAAGAGAGGACTTGTTGTTCTTGTTCATGTGAATAGGGTAATTCATACTTGTAAAACAAGTACAGGATTAATCTTATTTGCTTGATGCACTGGACACAAGGTTCCGGAAGTACAGCACCGTCTGGTGAGAACACAAGTGAGA